GAAAACCACGTCGATTATCGCGACGTTTACGAATGGTTTTCTATGCTTCGGGATCAGTACGGAATATATATCTTGAAGATCGGGTACGACCGCTATTCCGCGCAATATCTGATCGACGACTTGAAGAACGCGGGCTGGCAGACGGACGACGTATGGCAGGGTGAAAACCTTGCGCCCGTGATCCGTGAGTTTGAAGGCGTTATCAAGGACGGCAATTTCAAGATTGCCGACAATAACTTGTTGAAAGCGCACTTCCTCAACGTCGCATTGAAGCACAACATGGAAACGCGGAAGTTCCGTCCCGTGAAGATCGAACAGCGGGCGCGAATTGACGGCTTCGTTTCCGTGATCGACGCGCTGACCGTGCGGCAGAAATATTATAACGAAATCGGCGAAATGCTCAAAAATGCGGGGTGATAAAAACATGGGAGTTTTTGAAACTATATTCCGGAAGCCGAAAGCCGACTTGAAGGCGGAAGGCTATTTCAAAATGCTAAACGGGTACACGCCCGTTTTCAGCAACGCGCCGGAAAGTATTTACGAAATGGAGCTTACGCGCGCGGCGATACATTCGTTCGCGTCCTTCGCTTCAAAGCTGAAGCCGGAGATCAGCGGCACGGCGCAAAAGAACCTTGAACGGACGTTACAGTTCAAGCCTAATCCGTTCATGGATACATCGAAGTTCATTTACAGGATCGCGACGATCCTTTCGGTGAATAATACTTGCTTCATTGTTCCGATTGAAGATGAATTCGGCGGGCTGATCGGGTATTATCCCCTGCTTCCTCAACGGTGCGAAGTTATCGAGTATAACAACGTTCCGTTTTTGCGCTACACCTTCGGGAATGGGCAGAAAGCCGCGATTGAGTTTGAACGCGTCGGCGTAATGACGAATTTTCAGTACACAAACGATTTCTTCGGCGAGAGTAACGCCGCGCTTCGTCCTACAATGCAGTTGATCCATACACAAAATCAAGGAATTATCAACGGCGTTAAAAATTCGGCTTCTATTCGCTTCTTGGCGAAGGTTGCAAATATGTTGAAGCCGGAGGACATCACGAAGGAACGAAAGCGCTTCACGGCAGATAACCTTTCGGCGGAAAATCAATCGGGAATGGTGATCTACGACGCGAAGTTTGCTGACGTGAAGCCGATCGAAAGCAAGCCGTTCACGGTCAACGCCGCGCAGATGGCGCAGATCAATGAAAACGTGTTTAACTACTTCGGCACGAACGCGGGCATTCTGCAAAACAAATACACGGAGGACGAATGGAACGCGTATTACGAAGGCAAGATCGAGCCTTTCGCGATCCAGCTTTCGCTTGTTATGTCGAATATGACGTACACGGCGCGGGAATTGTCCTTCGGGAACGCGATCACGTTTACCGCGAACCGCTTACAATACGCAAGCAATCAAACGAAGCTGAATATCAGCACACAGTTATTTGACCGCGGCTTGCTGAACCGCAACGGCGTTATGGACGTTTGGAACATGGCGCACGTTGAGGGCGGCGAGAAATATTATATCCGCAAGGAATACGCGGAAGTTTCAGAATTGGGAAAGGAGGTTACACCAAATGCCAAAAAAGACGGATCGGGAGTACCGAACAATGATCCAGCCGCTATTGATCCCGACGGCGGCGGAGAAGCGAATTGATACGGATTTCTACGTGGAGGGCTACGCAACAACGTTCGACAAGCCCTATTTGCTGTATGAGTGGGACGGGAACAAATATTACGAGAGGATCGACCGGAACGCCCTTGCGGGTGCGGATATGTCCGACGTAATCATGCAGTATAACCACGAAGGAAAGGTGCTTGCCCGCCTTTCCAACGGGACGCTGGGCGTTGAAGCTAACGATAACGGGCTTTTCACGTTCGCGGACTTGTCAAAGTCGCGCGCGGCGCAAGATATGTTCGAGGAAATCAAGAACGGACTTGTTACGAAAATGTCGTGGGCTTTCCGCGTATCGGAAGATAGCTACGACCGCGACACACGCACACGCACGATCTTGAAAATTGCGAAGGTTTACGACGTTTCGGCGGTATCCATTCCGGCGAACGCCGATACCGATATTTCGGCACGATCCTATTTCGACGGAGTGATCGAGAGGGAACAGCAGGAGCGGCTGGAACGCCGGAAGAAACTTTTGAAAATCAAACTAATGACGGAGGTTTAACACAATGAGAATTAAAGAGATCGAAGCCCGCCTTGCGGCTATCAAGCAGGAGATCGAACAGCGCGGCGACGCTATGACCGCCGCAGAGATTGACGCGCTGGAGCAGGAAACCACACAGCTTACCGAAGAGCGCGCCGGACTGATTGCCGCCGCCGAGAAGCGCAACGGCATTCTTGACAATATCGCGAAGGGCGCGGGCGTTGTTATCCGCACTTTCCAGCAGACCGACAACAACGGGGGCGCTACTACTCCGGACAATCCTTCCGCTACGCCGGAATATCGTTCCGCGTGGCTGAAAAACATTGCCGTAAGAAGCGGAATTTCCCTTCTTGGCGATATGTCCGCAGAGGAACGCGCCGCATTTACCGCAACGACCGCAAACAGCGCCGCAGTTGTACCGCCCGCAACGCTCAATATGATTATTGATCTTGTTGAGAGCATGTCCCCTATGCTGGAGGACGCAGAACATTCCGGCATGACTTCCGGTTTCGGCGTTCCCCGCCGCAAGTCTATTAAGGCTGGCGACGCGAAGGGCGTTGCAGAGGGTACGGCAAACGACGACGAAGAGAACGAATTTGATCTTCTGTCCCTTGAAGGTATCGAGATCAAGAAACACGCTGTTCTGTCCCGCAAGATGAAGTTTAAGTCTATCGACGCGTTCGAAGCTTGGCTGGTGAATGAGCTTGCGGAGCGTATCGCCGTAGCGAAGAACCGCGTTATCCGCAATCGTCTTGACGGCGTTGCGCCCGACGGCGGTTCTGCTATCGCGGGCGCGGGCATTGCCACCGCCAACATTCTGACCGGACAGAAGTACACAGACGCGGCTATTCGCGGAATGTTTGCGCTGCTGAAAGGCAAGGGCGAACGCGTTATTTACGCGAATAACAAGACCATTTGGAACAACCTTGCGGGCATTGAGGACGGCAACAAAAACAAGTTGTTTGTTCCTAACAGTATGGTTGATCCTATTACCGCGGGGCGCATTTACGGCGCTTCCGTGAAGGTTGATAACGAAATCGCGGACAACGTTATTTACCTTGGCACAAAGGGACAGGTTATCGCGAACGATTACGATGAGCTGGAAATCTTCTCCGCAATCGAGCCTAAAACCGCGAACGAGGTTAAGACCGCGTACAGCTTGTTTGACGCTGGCTTGAAAAATCCCGAAAGTTTCGTGAAGGCGACATTCGTCACTGCTTAATAGCGGGAGGGCTGACAAATGCTTGACAAGGTAAAGCTGGCGTTGCGGTTGAGCGGGACAGCGCTTGACAGCGAAGTTTCCGATCTCATAAACGCGGCGATTGCCGATCTTCGCCTTGTCGGTATCAACATTCCGGCGGAAGCGGGATCGTCCAGCAAAACGCTGGGCGATCCCCTTCTTGATCGGGCGGTTGTGCTTTATGCAAAGGCGGAATTCGGCTTCAATGACGACGCGGAGCGTTACCGCAACGCATACGATTATTTGAAGTGCGCCTTGTCGCTGACCGCTGATTACACCGAAGAAAGCGAGGGCAAATAAATGAGATGGGGCGAACAAATAACATTGGTTGCCTTGTCTGAACCTTCGCCGCGCACGAACGAACACGGCTTCCCCGTCGCCCGCACAGAAACCGCGACAACGGTTTTCGCTGACAAGAAATCCGTGGGCTTTTCGGAGTTCTACAAGGCGCAACAGGCGGGCTATACGACGGAATTAAAATTCGACGTGCATTCCTTCGAGTATGAGGAACAGCAGATCGTGGAATATCCCGTTTCGAGCGGGAAACGGTATCGCGTCCTTCGGACGTACACGCACGGGAACGGAGAATTTACAGAGTTGACGCTGGTTAATCTTCCGGAAGCGGAAGGGGGCGGCAACAATGGCGAAGTTTAACGTTGTCGGGCTGGACGACGTACAAGAAGCAATGCTTCGGCAAGACGCGATCGTTGAAGAAGCCGTGCCGGAAATGCTCAAAGCGGGTGGCGCAGTAATGCAGAAGGCACAGCAAGAAGAGATCAAGACAAGGTTCAACAGCAGACGAAGCACGGGGGCGCTTCTTGCGTCCATCAAAGTATCCGCCGTGAAAGAGATTGACGGCGGAAAACGGGTTGAAATCTATCCGAACGGAAAGGACAAGCACGGAGTACGCAACGCGGAAAAAGGCTTCGTCCTTAATTACGGGCGTTCAAATATGCCCGCGCGCCCGTGGTTCACGGCGGCGAATGAAAAGGCGGCGGACGACGTTGTTTCGGAAATGCGCCGCGTATGGGAGGAAAAGCAAAATGAAGAACGTTGACAGCTTGTTAAAAGCGGAGCTTGAAAAGCTGGGCGTTCCCGTCGAACGCCTTAAATACGGCGGGAAGGCGGCTTGCTTTATCGTCTATCAGCTTGTCGTGGGGCGCGACACGTTCTTTTCAGACGATGAAGAGGGCGCGCAGGAATTCACGTATCAAGTACACGTCTATTCAAAAACGGATTACATCGACATTCTTCAACGCTTGAAAACAGCATTGAAGGCGGCGGGGTTCTACGCGATCACGATAGACGCGGAAACATACGAACAGGACACGGGATATTACCACGTTCCCGTTGAAATCAAGTATATGGAGGTATGACACATGGCAACAATCGGTTTGCGCGATCTTTACCGCGCACCCATCACGATCGGCACGTCCGGCGCGGAGGAATACGGAACGCCCGTGCGTATGGCGAAAGCTATTTCGGCGGAGCTTTCCGTTGAAGTCGCCGAAGCGATCCTTTACGCCGACGACGGCGCGGACGAAGTTGTAAAAGAATTCGTATCCGGAGAAATCACGCTGAACGTGAACGATCTTCTTCCGGCTGATCTTGCCGCCCTGCTTGGACAGAAGCAGGACACAGACAAGGTTGTTTACGGTTCTGACAGCGACGAAGCGCCCTATACCGCAATCGGCTTCCGCGCGAAGAAGGCGGGCGGAACGTACAAGTACATTTGGCTTTACAAGGTCAAATTCGCGATCCCCGATGAAAACTACACCACGAAGGGCGACAGTATCGAATTTACTACGCCGGAGATCGTCGGACAGTTTATCAAGCGTTCCGACGGATTGTGGAAGGCTGAACACGTCGCAGAGCCTACGAACAGCGTGGCGACGGATTGGTTCACTTCCGTTCGTGAGCCTAACAACGCGGGCGGTTAATCGAATATCGAAAGGAGGAACGGCGGGAAGTCTGAAAAGGCTTCCCGCCTTATTCTGCTATGAGCGCAATTAAAGACGGACGTTTCCCGATCATGCTGGACAAGGAAAGACACCTTCTTTTCAGTCTGAACGCGATCGACGAAATGCAGGACAAATTCGGCGGCTTCGATCGCCTTGATACCGTGCTTTCCGGCAAGGACAGCATTAAAAATCTTCGCTGGCTTCTGACCGTGCTTTTGAATGAGGGCGCGGCGGACGACGAAGAACCGCTTACCGAAAAACAGGTGGGCAAGCTCATTCATACGGGCAATTTTGCCGACGTGAAAGCGGCGATCTTCAAATCCTTTTCTATGGGCAACAACGGAACGCCCGAACCGCCCGAACGGGACGAAGAGGAAGAGGACGACGAAGAGGACATCGAAAAAAACGCAACAGCGGGCAAGGAATAATCGACCTTGCCCGCCTTCTTTATATCGGCGTAACGCTTCTTCGCTGGAGCGAAGCCGAAGTATGGCGCATGACACCGTATAAAATTTTGACGCTTTTCAAAATTCATCGTGAATTCAATCCGGATCGTTTCAAGCCCGTTCCGAAAGAAGTTGATATTGACGACGTGCTGGGAGGGATATAAATGGCGAAAGAAGAGCAGATCAAAACATCAATCGACCTTACAGGCGAAAAAGAGTATCGCGCCGCTTGCACTAACATAAATTCTTCCCTTCGCGAAATCGGATCGGAAATGAAGCTGACGACGGCGGAATTCGCCGACAACGCAGACAGCGTGGAAGCGCTGACCGCGAAACAGAAGCTATTACAAAAGCAGTTCGACGAACAGGCGAAGAAGGCAGAAGCGGCGGAAAAGGCATTGAAGAAAATGCGCGATAACGGTATCGAACCGACAAATCCCGCATATCAGAAAATGCAAACAAATCTGAACAACACCAAAGCCGACATGGTGAAAATTCAAAAGGAAATCGACGACACTTCTAAAAAGCTGAAAAGCTCAAAGGTGGATTGGGAGAGCGTCGGCGAAACCGTCGGCAAAGCAGGAAAGGCGATCGGCGCAGCTTGCGCGGCTATGGGTGAGGCGATTGCGGCGGCGATTGCGGCGGCGGGTGAGGCATTTTTCGGGCTTGCCGAAGAAACACGCGAAGCCCGCGAAAACATGGGTAAACTTGAAACCAGCTTCACGACGGCGGGACATTCGGCAGAGGACGCGAAAAACACCTATACGGAGTTGTACGGCGTTCTTGGCGACGACGGACAGGCAACGGAAGCCGCCGCCCACCTTGCGAAGCTGACTACGAACGAAAAAGAGCTTTCGGACTGGACAAACATTTGCACGGGCGTTTACGCGACATTCGGCGACAGCTTACCGATTGAAGGTTTGACCGAAGCCGCGAATGAAACGGCAAAGACGGGATCAATCACGGGTAATCTTGCCGACGCGCTGAATTGGGCGGGCGTTTCCGAAGATGATTTTCAAGCCAGCCTTGACGCTTGCACATCGGAGCAGGAGCGGCAAGCCCTTATCACGTCCACGTTGAACGGGCTTTATTCCGAAGCGGCGGACAAGTACAGAGAGGTAAACGGCGACATTATCGACGCGCAGAAGGCAACAGCAAATCTGAACAGCGCTATGGCGGCGCTGGGCGCGATTGCTGAACCGATCATTACAAAGCTGAAACAGCTTGCGGCGGAGCTTTTGCAGGAAATAACGCCGTTCGTCGAGCTTATCGGAAAAGGCTTGACGGGTGCGCTTTCCGGTGCAGAGAGCGCGGCGGAGGACTTCACAGACGGCTTGCTGGGTATGGTTACGTTCGCGATCGAAAAGCTAACGGAAATGTTACCGACCTTCCTTGAATTCGCGGTGAAGATGATCGCGAATATCGCTACGGGCATAGCTCAATCGTTGCCGACGCTTGTTCCTTCGCTGGTTCAGCTTGTAACGGACATCGTGCAAGTTCTGATCGACAATATCCCGTTGCTGATCGACGCGGCTTTACAGCTTGTAACAGGGCTGGCGGAAGGCATTATAAACGCGATCCCCGTTCTTGTTGCGGCGCTTCCGCAGTTGATAACCAGCTTGATCGACGGTTTGCTTTCCGCAATCCCGCAGATCATTCAAGCGGGTATCGACCTTCTGACGGCGTTAATTACCGCCCTTCCGGAGATCATCACAACGATTGTTGAAGCGATCCCGCAGATCATTGAAGGCATTATCACGGCGCTTACGGAGAACATACCGCTTATCATTCAAGCGGGCATTGATCTTCTTGTCGCGCTCATACAGGCATTACCGCAGATTATAACGACGATCGTTCAAGCGATCCCGCAAATCATAAGCGGCATTGTAAACGCGCTGATCGGCAACATCGACCAAATCATTATGGCGGGCGTTCAGCTTTTCGTGGCGCTCATTCAGAATTTGCCGACGATCATAGTTGAAATTGTGAAGGCAGTTCCGCAGATTGTTTCCGGCATTGTGCAAGCGTTCGCGTCGCTGGGCGGCGAAATGATAAACGCGGGCGCAAACCTTCTTCACGGCTTGTGGGAAGGTATCAGCGGCGCGGCTTCGTGGTTGTGGGAAAAGGTATCCGGCTGGGCTTCGTCCCTTGTTTCGGGTATCAAGGACTTCTTCGGCATTCATTCCCCGTCAACGGTATTCGCTGAAATCGGCGGCAACATGGCGGACGGCGTGGGCGTAGGCTTCACCGACAACATGGGCGGCGTTGAAGGCGATATGACCGCCGCAATGGGCGGAGCGGGCGCGCTGACGGCGGCGGAAGCAGTAAACGCCGTGAACAACGGCATTATTGCGAACATTGAAGGCTTGTCCGGAGCGGTGAACGCGATCGTCGAGCGGGTTATTACCGGACTGACGGCGCAAGCTCAACGTTTCAATCAAGCCGGACAGGACTTCGACAAGAACATAGCTTCCGGCATGGTGGCGGGTATCGTGCAGATCACGCAGAAAGTACCGCAGATCGCGCAAAGCATTATTACCGCATTCACGGCACAACATCAAAAGTTCGTAACCGAAGGAACGAACATCGACAAGAGCATAGCGCAAGGAATGATCGCGGGTATCCCGCAGATCACGGGCAAGGTTGCACAAATTATTCAGCCCGTTATTACCGCGCTTCGCTCTTACGTATCGGAGTTCACGGCGGCAGGCGAAGAGATGGTGCGCGGCATTTGGCAGGGCTTTCAAAATATGTCCGGCTGGCTTGAAAGCCGCGTCCGCTCTATGATGAGGGATATTGTGGCGGCGGTTGAAGAGGAAATGGACATCAATTCCCCGTCGAAGGTTTTTGCCCGTATCGGTTCGTACATGGCGCAGGGCTTGGGCGAAGGCTTCGCCCGCGAAATGCGCGACGTTGAAAGTTCGATCCGGCGCGAAACGTCGAACGCCGTTCCGGAATTCCGTTCCGGAGAGGGACGCGACACGCGCGGCGGCGGTACGCCTTCCGTTGAAGTCGTGCAAAACATCTATGCGAACGAAACGAGCTACGCCGAACAGCAAAGACAGGCGGCGCGGCAGTTCCGGCAGATTGCGCGGGAGGTTATGGCATGAGGACACAAGAAAAATTGATCTACACGAACGAGCGCGGGGAAAGCATAGAGTTTTCCCCCGCTTCTTCGTATCACGTAAACTTCAAGGACGTTACCGGACTTTCCGACGTGCGGAACGCTATTTACAGCACCAACAGCATGGGGCAGGACGGCGACACATACTTGGGCTATCGGATCGAAAGCCGCGATATTGACATCGTGGGATACATCAAGGAACGGGACAAGCAAGCGGCGCAGAACCTACGCCGGAAGCTGAACCGCATATTAAATCCGCAGTACGAAGCAACGTTGACGTATGTTTTCGGCGACTTCCGGCGGGTGATCGGGTGCAAGATCGACGACGCGCCGATCTTCAAGCGAAAGCCGATCTTCGAGCAATTCACGGTTAGCTTGTCTTGCCTTAATCCGTTTTGGAGAGAGGAAACGGAAACGCGCGAGGACATAGCAACGTGGATCGGCGGCTTTGAATTCCCCGTTCCGGACGGGCTGGAGCTTTACGACGGCTGGGAAATCGGCTATCGCCAGCCGTCGCTGATTGTGAACGTCTACAATTCCGGCGACGTGAAAAGCGGTATCCGGATCGAGTTCCGCGCGATCGGCGCGGTTACAAATCCCGTATTGCTGAACGTCGATACACGGGAGTTTATCAAGCTGAATATTTCGCTTGTAGCGGGCGACGTTTTAACCGTTTCCACGGGCTACGGTGAAAAAGCCGTGAAGCTGAACCGTGGCGGCACGATTACAGACGCGTTCCGCTATCTCGACGTTGATAGTTCGTATTTGCAGATCGCCGTGGGCGACAATCTCTTCCGTTATTCAGCGGACGCGAACGCCGAAAATCTCGAAGTTTCGATCTATCACAATAACTTGTATTTGGGGGTGTAGCGCGGTGGAATTATACGTTTATAGCCGCGATATGACACTTCAAGGGATCGTCGAAAAGATTTCGTCCTTGATATGGACGCGGCGTTATTGGAGTTGCGGCGAATTCAAGTTGCTTGTTCCCTTCACGGAGGAACACGCCCGCTTGCTGGTGAAGGAAAATATCATCATCAAGCGCGGCGGCAACGAAGCGGCGGAAATCCGCTATATTCACATCACGAAGAATTCGCAGGGCATGGAGGAAATAGAGGTTCAAGGCAAGTTTCTTCTTTCGTGGATCGGCAAGCGCATTTTGACAACGCAGATCATCACGAAGGACACGACACAGAACATTCTATACGCCATTGTGAAGCAGACTTGCACGAACGCAGGAGCGGCGCGCAATATCCCGAATTTCAGCATATCCACGACCGACGCAGACACCGGAAGCGGGCAGATCGACTATACTTCGGAGCAGTACGCGAACGCCCAGCTTGCGGCGGAAACGGCGGCGAAGGCGGCGAAGCTGGGTATTCGGGTTCTGACAAATGCCCGCACGGGCAAGCATACATTTTCCGTTTACGAAGGGCGCGATCTTACGGCGGGCAATACCGCAGGGAACGCGCCTTGTATCTTTTCACAGGAGTTCGACAACATCGTGGAACAGGAATACACGAACAGCGTTGAAAACCTTAAAACAACGGCTTACGTCGGCGGAGAGGAAAAGGAAGGCGTAACGCGGAAGGTTGCCGAAGTCGGCGGCAGTTCGACGGGGCTTTCCCGCGACGAAGTTTTCATCAATGCAACGGACATCGTGCAGGAATACGAAAACGAGAGCGGGCAGACCGTAACGCTTACCAACGCGCAATATTTAGCGCTTCTTTCCGCGCGCGGCGTTGAAGAGCTGGAACAATACGCGGAAACGCTTGCTTTCGGATCGAAGATCAACACGAACGCGAATTTGAAGTACGGCACGGACTACGATTTGGGCGATCGGGTAACGTGTATCAATAAGCGCTGGAACGTCCGCATTGACGTTCGCATAACGGAGATCGCGGAAACCTACGAAACCAGCGGCGAAGAAATAGATATTACCTTCGGCGAGAGCTTGCCCGCGCTTCTGACACAAATTCGGCAGATTACGAAATAAAGGAGGGCTTCACAGCATGGAAAAATCAAGTTTCTTCAACAGCGTTTCGCACGATCGCACGTACAAAGCGGAGGATTGGGCGGAATACTTCGCTTCGTTCATCGGGAACGGCGTTTTCCCCGTCCCTTCGACGGGGCTTCAAGTCGTCGCAAACGACGGAATGAAGCTGAACGTTAAAACGGGCAAAGCGTGGATCAACGGTTACTTCTACTTCAACACGGGCGATCTTGCCATCGAGCTTGACACGGCGGACGGACAGTTGAACCGCATTGATCGCGTTGTCGTGCGCTGGGATTTGACAAACCGCGTTATGTCGGTGAAGGTCAAATCTTCTTCGTTCAGCGCGTCCCCTACCGCGCCCGCATTGCAGAGGGACGCGGACGTTTACGAGCTTGCGCTGGCGGACATCTACGTGGGCGCGGGCGTAACAGCAATCACGCAAAGCAAGATCACGGATCAACGCTTGAACACGTCGCTTTGCGGCGTTGTTGCCGCAGTCGTTCAGCAGATCGACACGGCGGCTTTTAACGCACAGCTTCAAGCGTGGTTCGCTGAATATCAATCCCTTTCGGCGGCGGAGTACAACACGCTTGTTTCGTATATGAATTCGCTGAAATTGCAGGGTAACACGCAGTACGAAGCGTTCGAGCAACACATGGCGGATTTTGAAACACAGGCGGCGGCGGACTTCAACGCATGGTTTAACGGCTTGCAAAACGTCCTTGACGATAACGCGGCAACAAATCTTCTGAATATCACGAACGCGCTTGACGCGCGCGTGGATATGCTGGAAGCGGTGCTTTTCAATGACATTACGACAAATCCGTTCTTGATCCTCTTCGATGATCTCGACGGCGTAACGTCTACGGGCATTTGGAACGAGAGTTTGCAGAGGATCGAATGCTGACGCGGTACGCTTGCACGGCGGCGGAATTGTCGTGCGTGATCGGAAACATCTTCGCGGAGCTTTCCCCGCCATGCGCGGCTTGCGGCGCGGAGGTATTACAGATCACAGGAACAACGGTTACAGGGAACGCGGCAACGCTGACCGTTACCGAAGCGGGCTTCGATTTCGACGGGTGCGCCGACGATACCGCTATGATCGAGCGAATGCGGAAAGGACGGTGCATATATGCAAAGACCGGAGCGGGAGCGGAAAGAACCGACGGAATTCAACGTGATTGTGAAAGCGAAAGACCTTGTAAAGCGCACCTTCACGATCACGAATTCGACGGAACGCTACCCGAAGAAATACCGTTTTACACTGGTAAACCGCATACAGGATAAAGCGGTGGACATTTACGAATGCGTCCTTGAAGCGAACGAATTAGACCTTCGGGACGCGCAGGAATACAGACAACGGCAGAAGCTACAAGCAAAGGCGCTGACCTATTGCAAGGAGCTTCTATTTTTCATAGAGCTTTCGCAGGAAATGGGCTTTATTTCTATGAGCAGTTGCGAATATTGGTCAAAACTTGCGCTTGAAGTGAAGTACATGACGACCGCGTGGAAGAAGCGGGACAAAACGAGAGCTTGAAAAACGTTCGGGGTACATCTTGATACGCCTAATTCGTCGAACGCCCACAACGTCCGCAACGTCAATTCGGACGGCTCTTTGAACAACAACAACGCGTACAACGGCAACAATGGCGTTCGCCCGCTTCGGTGGACTATGTGAACGAGTAGGCACAGCCGAAAGCAGAATACCACCATCAAAGGAAGGTGTATCCCGTCGCCGCTATCCACGGCGGGGACGAATACAGGATCGCCGATACCGGAGCATACCGCCTTCCGGCGGCTGGCAAAGGTTATAAACAGCGAGGATTTTTTATTATGACAGACTTTGAAAAGATACACAGTTTTGAAAGCCTATACAATGCCTACCGAAAGGCGCGGCAAGGCAAGAGGTGGAAAGGAGCGGCGGCAAAGTTTGAAGTTAATCTTCTTGAAGCGCTGAACCTATTAAGCGCGCAGATCAGAACGAAGCGCTATACCATGTCCCCGTATAACACGTTCGAGGTATACGAACCGAAGCGCCGCGTGGTTATGTCGAACAGCTACAAAGACAAGGTTGTTCAACATTCGCTTTGCGATAACGTGCTTGAACCGATTTTGACACGATCGTTCATTCGCGATAACTACGCGTCGCAGGTGGGGAAAGGTACGCATTACGGGTTAGACAGGCTTCAAGAGTTCATGCGGAGGTTTTACAGGAAGAACGGAATTGACGGCTGGATACTGAAAGGCGACATTTCAAAGTATTTCTATTCGATCCGGCACGACGTTTTGAAAACCTTAATCCGCGAGAAGATAACCGATCCGGACGTTTTGTGGCTGATTGATCTTATCATCGACAGCACCGAAGGCAACGTCGGAATACCGATCGGAAATCAGACTTCACAGCTTTTCGCCCTTCTCTACCTTGACGGGCTGGATCACTTCGTAAAGGAAAAGCTGGGTATCAAATATTACGGGCGCTATATGGACGACTTCTTTTTGATCCATCACGACAAAGCATATTTGCAGGAGTGCCGGAAGCAGATTGAAGCGTTCGTACAGGCGCGCGGGCTTTCGCTGAATGCGAAAACAAATATCTTTCCCTTAAAACACGGCGTTGATTTCTTGGGCTTTCATACATACTTGACCGAAAGCGGCGCGGTGATCCGCAAGGTGCGCCGCAGGAGCAAAAACAATATGAAGCGGAAGTTGAAGAAATTAGCCGCCCTTCACGCGGCGGGACGGATCGACGCAAAGACCGTCGAACAATCCTATCAAAGCTGGAGAGGACACGCAGAAAAGGGAAATAGCTATCATTTGATCCGGCGGACGGATCAGTATTACAACAGCTTAATGAAAACAAAGGAGGCGGCACAATGTCAAAAACATTAGGCAGTTTGACGGTGGGCGCAAAGATTGAAGTTCCGGTTCTTTCGGCGTATCAATCACGCTTCGGATCGAAGATCGTTTTCAAGATCGCCGACAAGAACCACAGCGGCTACCCGTCGAATTCCGTAACGCTGATTACGGAAAAGATCATTCAGTTAATGTGTTTCGACGCGAAAGAGCCGAGCAACAGCAACAGCGACCGGAAACAATACGGCAATAACCGCTATCAGTATTCAAACCTTCTGCAATGGCTGAACAGCAACGCGGCGGCGGGCGCATGGTACAGCGCAAAGCACAGCGCGGACGCGCCGCCTACAAACGAGAACGTATGGAACAATTACAACGAGTACGACGCGTGGGCGGGCTTCCTTGCTATGCTTGATCCGAAGTTCGTTGCGGAGCTTCTGACCACAACACAGACCGTCGCAAGAAATACCGTTACCGACGGCGGAAGCTATGAAACGGTAACGTCAAAAATGTTCCTTGCGTCCACAACCGAAGTGGGGCTTGCGAATGAAAACAATATCGCAGAAGGAACACTTCTTGCGCTATTCAGCAACAACGCTTCCCGCGTCGCTTATCCTACGGCGCAATGCGTGAGCAATTCGGAGTACACGAACGCCAATTTCAGCACGTCAAAGGGCTGGTATTGGTGGCTACGAACGCCTTATTCGTCGAACGCCCACAGCGTCCGCTACGTCCGTTCGGACGGCTCTTTGAGCTACAGCGGCGCGTACGACGGCAGCAATGGCGTTCGCCCGCTTTGTAATCTTAAATCTTCTATCTTGGTATCTGACAGCCCGAACAGCGACGGAAATTATACGGTAATCTACAATTCCGCGCCTTCCGCGCCGCCCAGCATTACCGCGCCAGCGACGTGTTACAGCGGGCAGAACATCAACATTTCTTGCGCGGCGGCGACCGATCCGGACGGCGACGCGCTGACCTATTGTTTCGAGCGCTCATACAACAGCGGCGCGTGGACACAGGTTCAAGCGTCCGCAAGCAGGACGTTCACGGAAGCGGTATCGACCGCGTGGAACACGTTAAAATACCGCGTCCGCGCAAAGGACAGCTACGGCAATTATTCCGCATACACCACAAGCGGAGATATTGCCGTAATCCATAACCAGCCGCCCGTGATTTCCGGCAGTAACGCCGATCTTGGCACGAAGCGCGGGGATTTCACCTATCAATACAGCGTAACCGATCCGGACAATGACGTGGTGAACGTCGTTGAAAAGATCGACGGAAAGACAATCGCGACGAAGAACGCGATCACGCTGGGCGCGACGCAGACGCTTTCCGTTTCCGGAAACACCTTCACGGCGCTTACGAACGCAAAGCACACGATCACGATTACGGCGACCGACAGCGCGGGGAATAGCGCCGTCCGGACGCTGACGTTCACGAAGTCGATTGCGGGCTTCGTTATCACGCTTTCAGCGCCGCTGGAAGCCAACAGCCAGCCGACACGCGCGAATATCAAGGTAACGCGAGATATTCCGGCGGGCGGCACGTTCAAGGTTGAAGCGACGAACAATCCGTTTGACGCTTCCCCCGTTTGGGAGGATTGCACGAACGCGGTTGTTCAAGGCGTTGCACACGTTTTCACAAATAAGATCAACACGGCGGCACAGTACGGAATGAATATCCGCGTAACCGTCCAGCGCGGCGACGCGCTGACCGCTTGCTGGGTATCGGGGATCGGGGGGAATTTTGAATGAGCGTAATTCACAAGAAGAGCAACGGCGGAGCTTCCACCGAAATTGAAAAAGAGGTTCGGGAAGTCAAAGCGGCGGGAGAGCAAACCGCCGCTTTGCTTGCCCTATCCTTCAAAGCGCAGATCGTGCAGGATCGCGCCGCCGGAACGAACGTCATTTCCGACGCGGCGATCCTGCAATCGGCGGAAGTGATCGAATACGACGAATACGCCGACAATCACGCTTACAACACCGTCGGCGAAATCATCAAGCACAACGGGCGGTATTACGAGATCAAAGCGGCGCACACGTCGAACGCGGCGGCTTATCCCGTTGAAACCACCTTCGCGTACTATCGCTTGATCGAGCTTTCCGCGACCGGAACGCTTGACGATCCGATCCCGTATCCGGAAACGGCGGGGATCGTCGTTAATGTCGTTTCCGGCTTGTATTACAGCTACAAAGGCGCGGTATACCTTGCAAAAGCAGATATGCCGAATTGCGTTTATCCGCCGGACACGGCGGGCTTGTGGCAATGGGAAAAAGTAACCTAACGGGAAGGAGGATCAACGATGGACACTTTCACAACGGTTCTTTCCGTCTTTTCTACCGTATGCGCTATCGTGTTCGGCTATATCGCTTTTGTTCGTAACAGGGACAAGGACAAGGAAAGCAATGTGAAGCACGACGCGACCGTTTTAACCGAGATCGGATACATCAAGGCAAACACGGACGAAATCAAAGCGGAACAGCGCGAACAGCGAAAGACGAATACGGAGTTCGTAACGCGCTTGACCAACGTTGAAGCGTCGGCGAAACAGGCACACAAGCGGCTTGACCACATCGAACAACGAATGGATCAAGCAGAGTAACACCAGCGGCGGCGGGGGCTTCCCCGCCGCTTCTTCATTGCAAAGGAGGGTTCAGCAATGAGCAATAGCAAACTTATTTCGTGTACGCTGATTTCGCCGAACAAGAACAGCCCACGAAATCACAAGATCGACACGATCACAATTCATTGCGTCGTCGGGCAATGTTCCGCCGAGAGGATCGGCGAAATCTTCAAGCCGACTTCGCGACAGGCAAGTTCAAACTACGGGATCGGCTACGACGGGCGGATCGGGCTTTACGTCGATGAAGCCGATCGTTCGTGGTGCAGTTCAAACGCCGCAAACGATAACCGCGCAATCACGATCGAGGTTGCAAGCGACACAAAGCACCCATACGCCGTGAATGATAAAGCATACGCGGCGCTTCTTGATCTTGTCGAAGATATTTGCCGCCGGAACGGGATCAAAAAGCTGGTATGGAGTACAAGCAAGGACGACCGCGTAAACCACAAGAACGGGTGCAATATGACCGTTCACAGGGATTACGCGAACAAGGCTTGCCCCGGCGATTATCTGTATAACCGACACGGCGAGATCGCGGCGGAGGTAAACAGGCGGCTGGGCGTTCCGGCAAAGGATCAGAAGCCGGAACAGAAGCCACAGGGCGACGCGAAGAACCTTTACCGCGTACAGCTTGGAGCGTTTGAGAAGAAGGACAACGCAACAGCGTTCGCGGCGAAGCTGAAAAAGGAAGGCTTCGATACGTACATCGTGCAGATCGGCAAGTATTACAAGGTTCAAGTGGGCGCGTTCAGCGTCAAGAAGAACGCGGAAGCTATGCTGGAGAAGTTGAAGAAGGCGGGACACGACGACGCTTTCATTACCTATTCCGGCACGTCCGGCGGGACATCGGCGCGGAAGATCACAACGGGAAGCAAAGTGCGCGTGAAAGCGGGCGCGAAAACCTATTCCGGCGGAAGCCTTGCTTCCTTCGTCTATTCCCGCGATCACATCGTCAAAGAGCTTTCCGGAAAGCGCGCCGTGATTACCTACGGCGGAACGGTTGTCGCGGCGGTGAACGTCGATGATCTAACGCTTGTTTAACACACGCACAACGCACGGTATGCGTTACACAACGCGCGCCGTGCGTTAATTGCGCTATGAAAGGGGACGCAATGAAAAACAAACCTTCGAGCGGGAAGCGGGTGGCGAAGCGCCGCTTCTTCAAGGCTGACGAACGCTTCGCAACGAAAGCCGTTATTGTGATCGCAATTACAACGGCGGCTTTCATCGTCGCGCAGTACGTTTCATTCCTTATCACGCGGCAGGAACAAACCGTTCTGATCGAATGGTATTTCCGCGCCGTCGTGATCGAATGCGGCGCAATGATGATGAAGCGTCTTGCCGAAGTAATCGTCGGCAGGATCAAGAAAAAAGAAAAAATCGACATAGCAGAAAGCGAGGATACAAACAATGACTATTGATCTTACCAGCATTGCAAACGCCGTGATCGCTCTTATCGCGGCAATTATTACCGCCTTCGTGATCCCGTGGATCAGAAGCAAGACGACCGCCGCACAGTTTGAGAAAATCAAAATGTGGGTAACGGTTGCCGTCGAAGCCGCCGAACAGCTTTACACCGGAAGCGGCAGGGGCGCAGAGAAGAAAGCATACGTTGTTGAATTTCTGAATAGCAAGGGCTTCAAGATCGACGCGGAAACGCTGGATAAACTGATCGAAGCCGCCGTCTTTAATCTTCCGGACTACTTCACTATTTCCGGCATTCCGGCGGATACCGACAGCAACAAAGAGTAATTGACCGCGCGGCGGATCGCGCTTCCCCTTTCAGCCTTCCGCCGCATAAAGAACAATCCCCCGTGCGGGCTTTCGAGCCTTGCACGGGGGATTTTTTTGTTTGGTTCATTCCTTCGGCGGTTCGACCGACGCTTTCGACGGCGCGGCGGTTTTCCCTTTAATGAGTTGATACAGCTTCTTACAGCCGACCGCAATTCCCTTGAATAGATAGTAATAAATCTTGTAAAACGCCCACAAGAAGAAGTACAGACACCAGCCCGCGCCGATAATCATATACCACATCAAATAGAACATTCCGGCGAAGAGCATAGCGAAGCACCACAACGGCGCGTTTCGCTTATTCACGCGCACACCGAAGCCCAGCCGGAAACCGGACATCTTCTTCAATGTCTTTGTAAAGCTGACGAACATTAGAGCAAATCCCCCTTCTTAAATGTAAATTTTCAAGGCAGAATTCGCCCATTCTGACCTTTAACACAATTATACGCCCGTCATGCGCTAAAATCAAGAATAAAGCGGAATATTTACACACCGTTTGTAAATAATCAGAATGAAGAGGGATCGCGGCGGCAATGAAGATATATGATTACAACGGCAAGAAGAACATTTGCGGCGACCGATTGCGCGAAGCGCGCGTCGTCCGGCGGCTACGTCAAGAGGATTTAGCCGCACAAATACAGTTGAAAGGGATCAACATGGAGCGGGACAGCATAAGCCGAATTGAAATCGGTACGCGCTTCGTATCCGACTTTGAATTGAAGATATTTGCGGAAGTGCTGGGCGTTTCGGTAAATTGGCTTTTAGGTATAGACGAATAACGGCGGCGGGGTGATCCCGTCGCCGCTTATCTTTTATAGGCGCATAAAATACGTATTTTTTCTCAAAGCCTATTGACATATACGCATTGAAGGCGTATAATAGTAAATGTAAGGAGGACAGCAGATGAAAACAAAAGACCTTATCGAGCTTTTAGAACGAAACGGCTGGAAGTTCAAGCGGCACGGCGCGAACCACGACATATACGTGAAGGACGGTCAAAGGGAAAGCGTCGTAAGGCACAGAGAAACCGACGAAGAGTTAGCAAAAGCAATCATCAAGCGGCGCGGGCTGAAATAAGCCCGCCGCCACTTGACAACAATATAGGAGGTACGGACAATGAAATTCAAAAAGCAAGCGAATGTCGCGTTCTTTTCAAAGTATGTCCGCGAAGATGGAAAGTTCACGATTACAAGTGTTGATCGCCGCGTCAACGGGACTTTGAAAAACGTGTTCGAGGTAACAGACGAAGCCGGAAGCGTGATCGACACATTGCCGCGCCTTAAAGACGCAAAAGCAAAATACGCGGAGATTTGAAGGAGGTATTCAGAATGAAAAACGCATATCCTATCGTTATGACGCAAGGAAAAGAGTTCATCGTGGTATTTGTCCCCGATTTCAATATCAATACGCAGGGCAAGGACGTTCCGGACGCGATCGAGATGGCGCGGGACGCAATCGGGCTTATGGGAATTGATATGCAGGACGACGGCGAAGCATTGCCGGAAGCGTCGAGCATTGCAAGCGCACAAGCCGAAGCGCCGTCCGGCGCGATCGTTTCGCTGGTTGACGTTGATTTCGCGGAGTACCGCAGAAAGAACGATATGCGCGTCGTGAAGAAGAATTGCACCATTCCTTCATGGCTTAACTTTGAAGCGGAGCGGGCTGGCGTGAATTTTTCCGCCGTCCTGCAAGCGGCGCTTAAAAGCGAATTGCATATCACAAGCAGATAATCAGAGAGGGCGAAGGGCGGCAGAAATGCCGCCATTTTGTCATATTCGGAAGCTGGAGGAAGGAAGAATGCACAAACACTTGACTTGGACAGACCGCCTAAAAATCGAAAAAGGCTTGAAAGAGGGCTTGAAGCCTTGCGCGATTGCCGACCGTCTGCACGTCCACAATACAACGATATACAGGGAGTTGAAGCGCGGACGCTATACGCATTTGAATTCCGACTTGATGACCGAAGAACGCTATTCGCCGGAGATCGCGCAACAGCGCTATGAAGAGAACCTAAAAGCCAAAGGCGGCGAATTGAAGATCGGCAACGATTACGAATTGTCAGCTTTTATTGAAAAGAAGATCGGTGAAGAAGGCTATTCCCCCGCCGCCGTCGTCGGAGAAATCAGACGGCTGGGGCTGACCTTCAAAACGGAGATCAGCGAAAAGACGATCTATAATTACATCGACAAAGGCATATTCTACGGGATCAGCCGCGAGAGCTTGCCGGAACGCGGAGAGCGAAAGCGGAAGTATGACAAGGTGGAGCGGAAGAAAGCCGCCCGCGCGCCGCAAGGCGAAAGCATAGAAGAACGCCCGCAGGAAATCAACGATCGGCAGACCTTCGGACATTGGGAAGGCGATTGCGTATGCGGGAAGAAGCGGACGAAGGAAACCTTGTTCGTTCTTTCGGAGCGCTTGACGCGGAACGAAATTATTATCAAAATGCCGGATCAGACCGCCGCCAGCGTCGTGGCGGCGCTGAACAAATTAGAACGCCGCTTCGGGAAGAAGTTTTCACAGATATTCAAAAGCATTACGTTTGACAACGGATCGGAATTCATGGATTGCGCCGGAATTGAAAAATCCGTCTACGGCAAAGACCGGAAGCGCACGAAGGTTTACTATTGCCACCCGTACAGCGCATACGAACGCGGCACGAATGAGAACATAAACAAAATGATACGGCGGTTCTTGCCGAAAGGAACAGACTTCCGGAAAGTAACCGCCGCATATATTCAGCGCGTCGAAACGTGGATCAACAATTACCCGCGCGAGATTTTAGGCTTTGAAACGTCCGGATCGCTCTTTGAAAGATACGTCGCCGAAGCCGCTTGAAGCCTTCTGAAAAAATATTTTAGTTTTTTCTGCTTTTACTCTTGACTTTTGCGGCTGTTGAGAGTATCATTAAATACAGAAGAAACCGTTACGGTTTTTCCTGCATTATTTTTTATCCGAAGGCAGGCGGAAGGAGGTTAAAACATTGAACGGATACAGTTATTTGACGCTGGAACAGCGCCGCGAGATCGAAAGAATGTATGCAGAGGGTGAACGCGTTGTTGACATTGCCGCCCGTCTGAAAAGGAGCGCCGCCGCTATCTACGAAGAGTTGAAGCGTGGCTATACGGGAGAGTTTGACGGCTACGCCCGCCCGAAGTACAGCGCCGATCTTGCACAAGCGACGGTGCAAGAGAATTTCCGGCGCAGAGGAAACCGACGCGGCGCGAATTGCTGAAATACGAAAGGAGCTATTCAATATGAAAATGAAGAAGATCGCAAACAACGTGGCGCTTCAAACGATCGGCTACGTAATTAGCGGACTTACGAACGTGTATATCTACGTTCGGGAATGCGGCTATCAGAAGCGGGACGTTTACAGGGGCTTGTATAAGCACTTCGCGCACGACGAAATGAACAAATACGCATATTGCAAGATCACGGAGCTTCGCGCCGATGAAAACGTGCTTTACATCGGCATTGAAGAGTAACGCGGGAAAGGAGCTATTCGGAATGAGTACAACACGATACAAAATCCGTTTATGGGAATACGACGGCGAAGCGTCCGTCGCAAACGCCGTTACCTTCGACAGCTTCGACGAAGCGCAAGCGCGGTTCAATGATCTTCGCGTTTCGGAGGAAATGCCGTGCGTCGAGTTCATCAAAGAGCGGATCGCGAACGGGTGCATTATCGGCGCCGAAGTTTTGAACGTTCGGCAGTTCACTTCGGTATTTGACGCTATCACGAAGGACAAGCCCACGCTGGCGGGCTTCCTTCGTTCCCTTCCGGTCATAGAAGCGCCGTGGGACGGCGCATTTCAAGAACGCTTTTGCGTAGAGTGCGGCGCGGACAGTTGCGACGCTTGCCCGAACGAGCAGTTCCGGAACAATCCGGAATGGTGGCTTTCCCTTCCGGCGGCGGAGGTGGAGCAATGACGGCGGATCGGGCGCGCGGGGCGCTTGCCGTCCTGCAAGACGCGGACGGGAAGTTTATTTGCGAAGTGCCTTGCGGTTACATAGTCGAGCAGACAGCCAGCGCACACAAGCCCCGGCGGATACAGGCACAACGGCGGCGGCGGGCAATGCTTCGCCGTCGCGTCGCCCTTACGGTTGCATTGCTGACCGTTGCCGCCCTTCTTGCGGCGCTTATGCCGTGGAGCGGGAGCGGTGCGGCGGACAAGCCGAAGGACACGACCGCCGGAACGCTTGAAGAGGTACACCAGCCGACCGCCGTTCTTCTTCCTTCGAGCGGGACGGTGGCGGAATATGTGCCGAACGCGGCGGAGGTTGAAGCCCTTGCAAAGCTGATCTACGGCGAAGCGGGGATCGTTCCTTCTACGACGGAGCAAGCGGCGGTTGTATGGTGCGTTCTGAACCGCGTTGACGATCCGCGCTTCCCCGACACGGTGCTGGAGGTTATCGAAGCGCCCTATCAGTTCAGCGGCTACGATCCCGAATATCCCGTGAAAGAGGAATTCGCCCTTCTTGCGGCGGACGTGCTGACACGATACCGCGCGGAGCGGGACGGCGAAGAAAACGTCGGGCGGGTGCTTCCGGCGGAATACTGCTTCTTCACGGGCGACGGGCGGCGCAATCACTTCACAACGGAATGGAAAAGTACGGATTGCTTCGGCTGGACGCTTGAAAGCCCGTACACAGATTAAGGGAGGGACACACAATGAAGGACAACAAAAGCGGCTGGCAGTTCCCGAAGGCGCTTGAAATTATCAAGTGCAAGGAAGGAAACAAAGAGTTTATGAAGGAACGTCCGGCGCGCCGCCCGTTCGGAAACACCGTGCTTATTTGCGAATATCCGATCGACGACACGGCGGCGGAAGAGCCGAACGCGAAGTTGATTACATGGCGGCTTGCGAAGCGCGCCGCGCGGGACTTCTTGCGCGTTTCCTTCATGCCTTCGGCTATCGTATCGGCGGCGACGCATGGCGGGAAAACCGCCGTCCGCGTCTACGGTAAATATTAAATCACACGAAAGGAGCTATTCAATTATGTTCAGCAAGAAAAAGACAGAATGCCGCGTTTGCGGCTATCGCTTCACACCGGAGCGGGAAAACATCTACACGGCGGAAGAACCACGTTCGGCGCTTGAAATGCTTACCGCCGCGCCGACGCGCTTTTCGGCGGTTGATTGCCCGATTTGCGGTTGCCAAATCCGGCTGGCGGATCGTGCGCCGCGCATTGACTTTCCGGCTATTGTAGAACGGCACGACGCGGACGCAGAGGAAACGGAGGGCGGCGAAGATGAAGATTAAAAGTATCGCCGCTATCTGCAAGAAGAACAAGAATATTGCAATCTTCGAGCGGTACAGCGACGACGGCGACATATTAACGCAGTACATCGGCGACGGATCGGCGGTTTATCCGGTTGTCGGGCTTCCCCAGCTTGACAAAGAAAGCCTTTTAACGATCTTCGACGTTCCGGAGAAAGACCGCGATAATTACTTCGTGAAAACGCTGGGCATTCCGGCGGGTATCAGCTTCGAGGATACCGACGCGACGGAAAGACAAGTCGAGCGGGAAGGAATATCAATCATCTATTCCGGACGAACCTTGAAGCCGATCCGCACAACGCGCGGGCTGGTATTCATCGAAAGCCGCTATCTT